AGGTATATAAATGATTAAAAAAATAAAATTTTTTTTATGGAAAATAAAAAATAAAAAAAATTTACGTAAAAACAGAAAGTATATATACTAATGGTCATACTTGGAATTAATGAAACTAGTCATGATGCCTCTATTTCTATGATCAAGGACGGCGACGTATTATTTGCTGCTCATGCAGAAAGATATAGTAAGAAAAAAAACGATTGGTATAATGGTCATGAAATTATTTTAGATGCATTAAATTATGGCACACCGACACATATTGCTTATTATGAAAAGCCTTATCTTAAAAAATCAAGATTGCTTTTAATGGGAGGGGCTGGAGACTGGAAGCCAAACTTTCCTATTGATCTACCAGTTAAATATTTTAAGCATCATTATTCGCATGCTTGTGCTGGATACTATACAAGTAAGTTTACTGATGCAGTTATAGTAGTGCTTGACTCTATTGGAGAATATAACACATCAACAATTTGGGTGGGCGAAGGAGAATTAATTTCATTAAAGTACAAACAAAACTACCCAGTAAGTTTTGGACTTTTTTATTCAGCTTTTACTGAATTAATAGGTCTTATGCCTAATCAAGAAGAGTATATTATGATGGGCATGGCTGCATATGGAGATTGGCAAAGATACTACAAAGAAGTAGATTCATATTTTCCAAAGTATCATGAGCAATCATATAATTTCCATCAAGGAATAACAGATTGGGGTCTTCCAATTAATGAACAAGACAGGTTTGATATAGCAGCAGCGGTTCAAGTTGTATATGAGCAAAGATTAATTGATTTTATGCAAATGGCAAAAAAATTAACTGGAAAATCAAACCTTGTTTTTATGGGCGGATGCGCTTTAAATTCATCTGCCAATACATTGCTATGGAATATATTTAAAGATATTTGGATCATGCCAAACCCAGGCGATGCTGGCTCATCTCTTGGGGCAGCAGCAGCATTATACGGAAAGCATATTGACTGGAAAGGCCCATATCTTGGTTACGATATGGGCGGGGAGTACCCAGTAAATAAAATACTTGAAGAATTAAAAACTAATAAGATAGCAGCAGTTGCAACTGGTAGAGCAGAATACGGACCAAGAGCTCTTGGTAATAGAAGTATTTTAGCTGATCCTAGGGATCCCAATATTAAAGATAAAGTTAATACAATTAAACAAAGAGAGCAGTTTAGACCGTTTGCCCCAGTTGTGCTTGAAGAGTTTGCAAGTGAGTGGTTTGATATGGACTTTGCATCCCCATACATGCAGTATACAGTAAAGTGCAAGCAGCCAGACAAGATACCTTCAGTTGTCCATAAAGATGGAACATCCAGAGTTCAAACTGTCAATAGGGATCAACACCCAGGGCTACACATGCTTTTAAGAAAATGGTATTGGGATACTGGTTGCCCAGTTTTACTTAATACAAGTTTAAATATAAAGGGCCAGCCTCTGATTAATGATACAAATGACATTAATTCCTGGGAAAAAATGTATAATTTTAAAATTATAACTGGAGAATATAATGATAAATAAAGAAAAAAATGTTCCTGATAATACAATTGTAGTTGTGCCACATTTTAAAAATGATGACAGCTATTTACAGATACTACAGCCATTACGTGGCGAAGTACGAAGAGACTGGTTTGGCGAGGGATTTTATTACTGTCTTCCAATAACAATAGGAAATCAGTATGGGTTTGCAATAAAATCTATTAGAGACTTTAATATAGAGTGGTCTGGTGGAGAGGCGCCAGCTATTATCAATATAACAGACGGAAGTAATGATAGATATCAAAGTATTGAAAATGTATTTGGACATGGAATTGTGACTATACAGAATAGGTTTACATTAAGAACTCCTCCTGGAATAAATCTTATGACAATACAGCCTCCAAATATCTTTATTCCAGCAATGGCTGCAATGACTGGTGTTATAGAATCAGATAACTTAGGGAGAGATTTTACATTTAATATGAAAATGACGGTTCCAGGTAAGGTAGAGGTAAAAGCGGGAGACATAATAGCTGCATTTATTCCAGTGCCCAGGTATTTTGTAGAAAAGTTTGATATTAAGCATGTATTAGAGGTTTTTGATGAAAATACAATGAATGAAGAGATGGAAGAGTTTAGTAGGCTTGTTCATTTAAGAAGAACAGAAGATGTTAATAAAAAATATAACGCTGGCAGGTTATACTTTCATGGACTAGATTCTAAGGGCAATAAATTTAATGATCATCAAGGGGGTAAAATTGTCTGACACCATAACCGTATACTGGTCTCCTTGGCAGCATAAAGACGTATATGATTTAAGATATGATTTATACGGAAATCCAGAAAAACTATTGTCTTATGCTAATAGCTTTAAAAATGATGAAAATTTAACTGACACATGGTATAAGTGTCGTGCATATATGGAGATTGCAAAAAATACATTTGTTTTAAGGTCCCCGTTTGGAGTAGACGCAAAAATTGATCCACCATACATAAGGTCATTAAATAAAGATTATGAAGTCGAGCAGTTTGATGCAAAAAATCCTTCAATGTCTAATTCTTATACTGTCAATTTTTCAACTAACTGGATATTTTGGTGCGATGAAGATTTGACTATAACAACAGTTAATCCTTATATACAGCCTTTAGGGTTTAACGGTTTTTATGTGCCAGGTTCATTTAATATAAATAAATGGTTTAGGCCAGTGGAAGGAGCTTTTCAGCTTTACCAAGGAGAAGATAGATTTACAGTAAATCCTGGAGATCCTATTATTTATATTAAGTTTAATACAGATAAAAAGGTCATACTTAAAAGATTTAAAATGAATGATGCACTGCATGAAGCTGTCTATAAATGTACTACATATAAGGTAAGCAGTCCGTGGCAAAGCCTGCCATTTCTGTATAGCCTCTTTACAAAAAATAAATGGGGAGATATAATTAGGAAGAATGTACTAGAGAGTTTGGATAAAAATGAATATTAAAGAAATAAAGGAAGTAAGTAAGCAACTTGGACAAAGGTCTTATTGGACTAAGGTAAATGTCATAGAGTTTTGGGCATTTTCAACAAAGCTTGCTATAATCTTTCCAGGCCTCTTATTTGGCAAACAGTTTTGGTGGCTATTTATATTTGCCTTGGTATCCAGCCTTGCGTTAATATTTACTTCAACAATTAAAACATTGCCAACAATTATTTACTTTAATGTAGGGTGGTCAATACTAGCCACCGTTGCTATTTTAAAGCATTTCTTATAAGGAGAAAAAATGACAGAAAACATGGAAAGCGTAGAAGAATCTACACCGCAAGATGAAGTAAAAGAAGATGACTCTCAAAAAGTTGAGACCCTCTTTTTCGTAGTAAAGGACCTCAATGGCACATTTCGTGTAATTACAGATGTTTCAAAGAAGTTTGAGATTCAAAGACAAGCAAGCCTATTGGATATCAGATCGGCAGCAAAAGATATTGCCAGCGCTATTTCTACTAGAGAAACAGCTGAAATGGTAGTAGCCCTTCTTAACCAATCAAATAAGCAATCTGATAACTAATACTGTATAATATAAAATATGTCTTACCAACTGAAAGTCATCAAGGACTCTCCAGTGGGCTTCTGGCTCCTGGATGAGTCTTCTGGTGTTATTGCAGCAGATTCATCTGGATGTGGAAATAATGGAACCTACGTTGGTTCTCCTGCATCTAACATGTTGCCATTAATTCCAGGCGGCATATCTGGAACCAAGATAACCAATACGGCATACGTTACTTTGCCAACATCAAAAGATTTTTATGGCGCTATAGTTTCCAATGGGCTCGCAAATAAATACTCATCAGATAATGACTTTACTTTAGAATTGTGGATAAGTCCATCTATTCAGTCTTCAACAGAAACTACAATATTTGCAGATGCAGCAGATAGTATAGGTTTATATTGGGAAAAGGGCGACGTAGTGTTTAGGGTTGCAGACACAGAACAAATTAGGTGGGCAGTAACATATACTAAGAAAACAATACACCTTGTAGGCATATATTCAGTAAATTCTATTTCTCTATATATTGATGGAACTCAAGTAGCCACTAAAACTTTAGATCCTAGTTTTAAATTTACAAACACAGCATTTGACCTACAGATAGGTCCAACATCTGACTCTGGAGATTCTTTTATAGTAGACGCTCCAGCAGTATATAGATATGGATTAAATTCAACGGCAATTACAAGACATTACAATGATGCCAATTATTACATACAGCCAATACATGTAGTGAACCCAGAAGAAGGAACATTATTTTCATGTTCAGATAGAACAAATAGAATAGATTTCAGCTATACCTATGGAGTGGATGCTACATGGGATAGCTTTATAGACTCAAATACATACTATGACGATAAGGGTAAATATATAGGATTTATTCCAACAGATACACCCCAGCCTAAGTCTTTTATTATCAACGACTTCTTATTTGTTCCAACGGAGTCAGGTCTTATAAACTCTAAAATTGAGTGGAGGAATGAATTAGGTGTATCAGTTGAAACTAGTATAGACGGAGCAACATACCTACCTTGCGTGAATGGAGAGGCAATTCCACAATATAAAAAAGGAAGCTTCGATACAAATGGACTCCTATATATTAGAATTACCATGACTACTACAGATGCTAGCAAATTCCTGCCAAGACTTTCCCATTTTTCAATTAAGTTTTATGGCCAGACTAAGATATATGCTGATAACTTTAATAGCTACATTGAATCAGATGATCAGTTTGCCATAGGGTCTTTAAACTATTCCCCGCTTCTTAGACATTATAATAATGGGATTAGGCCTGCTTCAGGATATGGATTTGATATCAATACTGAATTAGATATAAATACAGTAGAGATGTTTTTTACTCCTAAAACAACTGTAGCAAATACTTTATTTTATGATCCAACAACCAGCACCAAGTATGCCTGGAATGGGTCTGGAGCGGTCTCTAAAGCCTCTATAAGCAAGGTTTACGTCAATGGGGTAGATAAGACCTCACAGACCAATATAAGCAATTTCCTAGTGGCAGGAGAGCCACATCATATTGTTTTAGTGTTTTCAGCACCAGTAACTGGATCTCTTCAGTTTAATTATGAAACTTCAGGCGGACCAGATAATCTATATAATAATATTGCTATATACAATAGATCTCTTAATGAGGAAATGGTAGATGCCCATTTCGATTTATATTGTGGACGACCATCCGTTTCGGTATCAGATCCAGTCATAGACATGACAGAATTGGCTCCAGTATATTATGATAATGACTGGGTAGTGGTACAAAGCGTATAAATTTGTCATCAACCTTGACAAAAAGCTGGACTTAGATTGTAAAGAATGGTAAAATAAAACTCTATGGATATCAAAAAATTAGGCGCAAAGTTTAACGAGGACGAGACAACTCTTGGAATTTATGTCTGGGAAATGCCAGATGGACGCTGGATTGGGGATGACGATGGGAATTTTCTTTCGATCACGTCAAAAAAAGGCAATAGATCCAGAATCGATGCTTTGGCTAGAGAAGTTCGCACATACGGTATATATGAGGGCGGGCCTAAATTTCTTATGGGTAAACGAAAAATTACCGACGAAGAGTACGAAGAGCAGCAAACAAGATTAAAATGGGGTCTTACACCAGACCCACTTGATATTGGTGAATATAAGGACCAGATAAAGGCCCTTAAAAATGGGGGAACAAGATGATAGAGTTTATTGATGATGAAGGCGGAGAAGAAGTATCAATTTCTAACGTTGCCGACTGGATGAGATTTAATACTCCAGTAGAGTCAAAGAGCAATGACCCATTTAAAATTCAAGGCGAAGATTTAACAAAGGTATCTGGATTAGGTGCTTCATTCCGTCGCAAGATGAATAGAGATTTGCAAAAGCGTTTCCAGGGAATTGAAGGAACAGAGACACAACAGAACCTTCTTGCACAAGCAATTACTGGCTATGCAATGTTTGATCTTATTGAGCCACCATATAACTTAGATTATCTTTCACAGATTTATGAAATCTCGCCATACAACTATGCAGCAATTAACGCTAAGGTTTCTAATATTGTTGGCCTGGGCCATGACTTTGTCGAAACAAGAAAGACGCAAGAAGCATTTGATAATATTACAGATGATAAAGCATTAGATCGTGCACGTCGTAAGCTAAATCGTCTTCGTCAAGATCTTTATGATTGGCTAGAAGAATGCAACGAAGAAGAAACATTTACTGAAACTTTAATTAAGGCCTATACAGATGTTGAGGCAACAGGTAATGGATACCTTGAAATTGGTAGAACCTCAGCAGGTAAGATTGGATATATCGGACATATCCCAGCAAAGACAATGCGTGTGCGTCGTTTGCGTGACGGCTTTATTCAATTGCTTTATGGCAAGGCTGTTTATTTCCGTAACTTCGGAGATCAAGAGACACCAAATCCGATTGATGGCGGACTAGAAAGACCAAATGAGATTATTCATTTAAAGAAGTATACGCCAACAAATAACTATTACGGTATTCCAGATATTATTGCATCACAGAATGCAATGGCAGGAAACGAATTCGCTGGTAAGTATAACCTTGATTACTTTGAGAACAAGGCAGTTCCAAGATATATTATAACTGTAAAGGGTGCTAAGTTATCTACAGAGTCAGAGCGTAAGCTCCTAGAATTCTTCCAGGTCGGACTAAGAGGCAAGAATCATAGATCTCTATATATTCCACTTCCACCAGATTCACCAGACTCAAAAGTTGAATTTAAGATGGAGCCAATTGAGGCAGGAACTCAAGAGTCTTCATTTAACGTGTATCGTAAATCTAATAGAGATGAAATTCTACTATCTCACCGTGTCCCAATTAATAAAATTGGAACTCCAGAAGGAGTTAACTTGGCGGTGGCAAGAGATGCCGATAAGACATTCAGAGAGCAAGTATGTCGTCCAGCTCAAATGAATTTGGAAAAGAAATTAAATAAGATTATTCAGGAAATGACAGATGCTTTATTGCTCAAATTTAACGAACTGACCTTGACCGACGAAGATACCCAGTCTAAGATCGATGAAAGATATTTGAGAATGCAGGTAGTTACCCCTAATGAAATTAGAATTAGAATGGGCATGGTTCCACTTGATGGTGGGGATAAAGTTGTGGAATTAAAGCCACAGGCCCAGGCAGAGGTTAGGGCGCAGGCTGGTAAAACCAGAACTAGAGATTCCGAAAGGTCTGCAAATTCACCAGATATTTCTGGGGAAGGCAGAAATGCTCAGGGCGACGGAAGGCAAGTTGACTAACCCTACTCAACCATTATTTGCGTTATAGTGAATAACGCTATAAAATTAAGCATATGAATATTGAAAAATCTTTGTGGTCTTCACATGGCGATAATATCAGTTTATCTGTGCCATTCACTAAAGTCAATCGTGAAAAGCGCACAGTCTCTGGCTTTGCGACACTCGACAACCTAGATCAAACAGGCGACGTTGTTTCAGCAGAAGCAAGCCTAAAAGCATTTGAAAATTTTCGTGGAAACATTCGTGAAATGCACGGATCAAATGCAGTCGGCAAGATGGTTTCATTCAGACCAGAAACATTTTACGATCCAGCAACAAAAGAATTTTATAATGGAGTTTATGTAGACGCATACATTTCAAAGGGTGCACAAGATACTTGGGAAAAGATTCTTGATGGAACCTTAGCAGGATTCTCAATCGGCGGAAAGATTGTAGATTCAGAAAACGAAGTTAACAAGTCAACTGGTAAAACAGTTCGATTCATTAAAGATTACGCATTGATGGAGTTGTCAGTAGTTGACTCACCAGCAAACGAGCTATGCAACATCTTGTCTGTTCAGAAAATGAACGGGCAGCTAGTATTTAAAGGAATGGCAACAGAAGTTGTAGCAGAAAATATTTTTTACTGTGCAGACAGTGATTCAGTATTTG